CCCTGGTGAGTATCTCTATCCTACAAGATGTTTTTAATACAGTAGAGCAAGACATATTTGCTGGCATGGCTGGCAAGCCATTCGTACCTCGTCAGATGGATGCGATGACCCTAGCATTGATGGGTAACAATATATCCCGCTTTAAGACCATCATGATTAAAAGCGCCAAGGGAGAAGGTTGCCAACAACTACTACATATTTATGAGAATCAGGCGACAATAGATGAGCCGCTTTGGAGAGGAGGGCTAAGTATTGCCCAACAATGTGTGGATAGGGATAAAGCCATTCATACGCTTTCCAACAAGCACCCCGATTATTCTGCACAAGCAACGGAACGCAAGGCTAACGAGACAAAAGGTCCTTATACCTGCTCGACATTTAAAAAGCTAAACCCAAGCGCTTGCCAAGGATGCGAACTAAATATTACTTCTCCTATCCAACTAGGCAAAGAGTTTAATGAAGCTAAAGAAGAAGATAACGTCGTAGAAGTACCAGCACAAGAAGAAGGCGAAGAGCCTACAACATATCAAATTCCTAAGTATCCGTTCCCATATACAAGAGGTGCGGCGGGTGGTATCTATACCAAATTAAAAGACGAAGAAGGTGTAGAAGAAGTAGTAATGATCTACCCATATGACTTCTATGTAGTTAAACGTATGAATGACCCCGATAGAGGCGAAAGTCTTTTGATGCGTTTGCACCTACCAAAAGATGGTGTTAAAGAATTCATCATGCCGCTAACGGATGTACTAGCTAAGGATAGATTTAGAGATACGATTGCTAAGCATGGCTTGGCAGTATTGGGCAAGAAACAGGACATACTTATGGCTTATATAACAAGATGGGTGGAGGAATTGCAAGCTACCACGGAGGCAGAATTAGCACGCAAACAGTTTGGTTGGCTACCTGATAACGACGGCTTTATTATTGGCGACCAAGAGATTACCGCAGACGGAGTTAAATACAGTCCACCAACAGCTACGACTATTGAACTTGTACCGATGTTCAGACAGAAGGGCGACTTCCATGTTTGGAAAGACGTTGTCAATGCGTATGCTAGAGAACAGATGGAAGCTAAAGCTTTTGCTTTCTTTATGGGTTTTGGCAACACACTGTTAAAGTTTACTAACTTGAAGGGTTATTTACTTAGTCTTAAATCACAAGGCTCAGGTTCAGGAAAGACTACGGTTCTTCATACAATTGGAAGTATCTATGGGCATCCTGATGAAAGCTTTATGCGTACTAAGGACACCTACAATCAGAAGCTACAACGTATTGGTACGATGCAAAACATCCCTATCCTATACGACGAGATGACTAACCTACCACCTGACCAAAAGTCTAACTTGGCTTACGACATTACCGAAGGTCGTGCTAAGAACCGTATGCAGTCACAGAACAATGCTGAACGTCTTAATCATACCAAGTGGGCAACAGGACTTATTACGACTTCTAACCGCTCTCTACGAGATGACCTTCTTTCTATTAAGGCTTTCCCCGAAGGCGAATTGATGCGTATCCTAGAGTTGCATATCTTCAATGACCCTAACGACGATCCACTATGGGCAAGACAACACTTTAGCCGTTTGCATACTAACTACGGTCACGCTATATTTCCGTTCATGCAGTATGTGGTTGGGCATCTACCCGAAGTGATTGAGTTTTTAGGACAAATTCAAAACAAGATTGAAAAAGCCGCAGACATTAAATCTCAAGAACGGTATTGGTCAGCTATGGCGGCTATTGCAATCGCTGGTGGGATTATTTCCAAGAACCTAGGCTTACACAATATCGACCACAAACCTGTAATGGCTTTCATTATTAAGCACATTAAAGAGTCTAGGGCGCAGAACAAGATTATGGTGGCTGAAAATAGCGACTTCTTGAGCGGATTTATCCAGCGTAAGTTCCATGAGGTGCTGGTTATTAACGGCAAGAAAGACCACAAGACAGGCTTGGAGACAGGTCCGATTAGAGAACCAAGGGGTGCATTAACCGCACGCTATGAGCCTGATACAAAGCTTCTCTATGTGGTTGCTAAGGAGTATCGTGCCGAGTGTAATAAAGCCCAGCTAAACTTTGATGAATCACTAGCTATGCACAAGAAGAGTGGGGCTTTCCTAGGTCAGAAACGCAAGCGTATGACTTCAGGTACTATTGTAGATACCAATCTAAATGCACCAGCCTTAGTGTTTGATGCTACCAAGCTGGAGTTCTTTAGGGAAGAAGCACTATTAAATGTTAAAGATTCTGAATCAGATAATGTTGATTCCGTGGAAACGGTTTGAACCTGAGCAGTCTATTTTTATACCTTGCCTAGACCGTAAAGCCCATGCCAAAGAAGTAATGGAGGAAGCTCAGCGGCTAGGAATCGAGGTTATTTGCAAACAAGTTGTGGAAAATGGGAAATTCGGCTTGCGAATCTGGAGAGTTAAGTGATATAGTTACCTCACTCTTCTCCTCGACCCCACATTGAGGACTTAACCCCGCTTCGGCGGGGTCCTTTTTTAGTAGCCAGCAGTTTCTCTTAGTTTGTGAATATTAGCTAAAAGTTTCTTCTCTAACTCACGAATCCGTTTGATTTCTTGCCCTTTTTTCTCGGCATCCATCCTAGACTCAGGTGCGGCGTATACTTGCTTTTCAAATTCACGAAGCTTAGTTAACTGAGTATTGATATTGTTTACTTGGGTTTTAACCTTAAACAAATCTTTATTTTCTTCGTAAAGTTCTTTAGCATCCTCTACACGACCTTCTTTCTTCATAGCGTTAAAAGTATTAGTAACTTTAGCTACCTCATCACGAAGTTCATAGTAGTCATTCTTATCTGCGTTGCCATATTCTTTTGCAACAAACGCACTTAGACCGGGTGTAGAAGCGATTGCATCTTGCCAGCTTTTCTCAGGTGTAGGTTGATCTTTTGCACTATTTACAACCCAGTTAGTAAGTTCTAATCCTAAACCGCCAGTAGTACCAAAATAACCTTTAATAAAGTGGTCTACATTAACTGGAGCCACTAGTCCTGAACTACCAATAAATTTAGCTAATTCAGAAGTTGTTGCAGTATATTGTTCTTCCGTAATTTTGTTAGCGATACCTTGACCAATAATAGAACGACCAGTAAAGAAGTCATGGTTAGTTGCAATCTCTAGGATAGGTTTAACACCTTGTGGTACAGCCGTTGGACTCATTACTGCATTTTGCAAAGAGTTCCACAAAGCACGGCGAATCTTTTTACCGTCTGTAAACGTATTGTCAGTCATACCCAAATAAGTATACTCAGCTAAAAGCTTAGGCATTAAAGTCAAGTCCTGACGCAACGGCAACATAAACGCAGTTCCAGGAATTAGTAAATGATGGTCACGAATCTGCGGATCCATCTTGTCATACTCATCATCCCCAGCACACATAGCAGCGTACATAAATGCTAAAGCACCAATCTTCAAAGCATTTCCAGCCAGTATGCGTCTAGCTTCCGACTTTTGTTGTGGGGAAATACCCTTACCCGATAGAGTCTTATAGATTACGTTTTGGGCTTGTAAATATGCTCCAAAGAATGGTACTACTTGGCGAAGCATTTGGACACTACCTGAAGCACCAGCACGCTTAAAGTTAATAATCTCAAACGCACGCTCAACAGCCGTAGCCTTGTCGCCTGTTTCTTTCATTGTCATGTTGTAAATAGCCTGACGTACCGCATTGTCAGAAGCCATAGCAAATGTTTCAAGTGCACGTTTAAATGCGCCGGACTTGCTTTCTTTTTTCAAACCAGCAAGAATCTCTGCACTTTCACGAACAAAGGTAGCGGAGTAATCACGAACTCCAGTAGCGCCATATTTAGATAGTTCTTTAGCGGCAGTGCTTCTACCCATCAAAGTCCTAGTAAACTCTTTAGCAACTTCCAAAGGTAACAGCCAAGGGTGCTTTAAACCTGAAGTCAACATAGCGCCAAACGAGTCTTGTGATAGCTGGCTAATGGAGAATAAAGGCATTAACACAATATTTTTACGCAAGATGTTTGCAACATAAGCACCCATTTTAAAGCTAGGAATAGCTGCAGATTCAATACCATTAAACGCATGGATAAACAATGGATCTTTAAACTCTACCTTACGCTTGTTACCATCTACCCATAGGTCAATAGTATTTTGTTCACGCTTTACACGCTCGTCTTGGCGTAGGTCAGTTACTTCATCAGGGAACAACTGCTTAGCTGTGTTGTATAGGTTTAACGCAGTACGGTTCTTAACTGCACGGGAGATGGTATAGCTAGTCCAACGTTCCATATTATCAAAGATGTTGGCAACTTCTTGTTCGCTACCTTGAATCTTGTAGTTCTTAGCAAAGTCAATCAAGCCACGACCATACTCTTTTGGACCTGCGTTCTGAGCCAACTGCTCAATACGATAGAACGGAACATAATCCATAATATCCAGTAACTCTTTAGCTTGCGCTTCATTGTATAAGCCACCTTCAACGGCAACTTTCATAGAGTTTTCACGAACCTTGTTCCAGCTCTTTTGGACTTCACGTAACTCAGGAAGCATATCAAAGAACTTAATACCCGCATCAATCTGTGCAGGGGTCATGTGGCTATATACTTCACGCTTAGCTTTAGACAAACCTTTTAGACGTTCTGCAACAAATGCTTGTTGTGCGTAGTTAGTAACTTCTTCGGTAGTTAATCCATTTTTCTTAGCAATATCTGCTAATTGATGTACCAAGCCAGCCCAGCTATCTTTCTCAGCTTTGGCTTTCCATTTATAAGTCTTCTCGTCGTATTCAAGACCACCTTCTTGCAAGAACTGCATAGCTACTGCATCTGCATGGGTAGATTGAGATGTACTATTTTCAAACATCATTTGCTTAATAGTGTCCCAAGACTTTCCACCACGCTCTAATTCTCTACGGATAGCATTGTTTAATCCAGCATCAGATGAGAACAACATAGTCTCTGCAGTATTTAAGAAGCGATTTAACCCAGCTTTAAAAGACTTGGCATCTTTAACTGTATCTTTAATAGTTTGGAAAGGTCCTGTTTGCTCGGTAGGTTTGGCACGTTGCTCCGCACCAGTAGCCTTGTAGTTAGCGTTAAGAGCAGACTTATCAATCTTTGCTAGTGGTATTGTTTCTTTACCTGTTACTACATCTTCTTGAACCTTACGACCCATAGCAATAGACTGGTCAGCCGCCATCAAGCCTCTAGCTAGAGCGCTAAGTTTTTGTGTTGGGGATAACCCTAAAGCATTTAATACAGAACGAACGAACGCAGTAAACAAACTTTGATGTTCTACACGATAAGGAATTTGTGCAAGTTCTTCTTGGAAGTCACGGTTAGACATGAGTTCAGATGCAAACTCGGTAAGGCTTTCCATACCATAACGGTCAGAAAGCATAGGATGTTTTTCTTTAACAAACTCGTATAGTGCTTTAAGGTCAGATATACCTTTATTTTTAATGCCTTCTTCACCTTCAAACTTAGCAATTAACGAGTGTAAAAAGCCGTGTACTGTTTCATGTAACACAGTATGTGAATTGACGTAGCCTTCTTCAATCTGTACGGTATCTGTAAACGGATTGTATTGTCCTACACCATCTTTAATAACACCAGCAGGTACAACTTGAATTTTAGGTAGACTGCCTTTGTTTGCGAGAAGACGATTTGAAACCAGTTTTTCTAAGATATTAAAATCAGCAGAAGTGCCTTTTGCAATTTCGTTTAAAGCGCCGAGCAAATCACCACGTTTAACAGCTTCAGTTACAACCGAAGAAGTAACCCCACTAGGGATTGCCGTAGTCATTTTGACTTTAGGACCTTCTTCTTTTTCTTCTAAAGTACCTTCAAAAGCTTTACGTCTTGCAACGTTTATATCATCTTGTTTAGCAAAAGCAAGACCACGACGGCTATCTTTTTCAAATTCTTTTAGCTGTTTATCTACATAAGCTTTTTGGTCTTCCGATAATCCACGGTATGCACGGTTTGCATCTTTAAGATTTTCTCCACCATGCAAGTCACCTGCAAGATAGTCAAGAGCTTTAGCCCCTAAATAATTAGCTTTTTCTAAATAGTTACCTATTGCTTCTCTATATTCTCTAGCTTGACGAGAATTTAATTTTGCGGATGGTTCTTGAATATCAGGGTTATATGCCTTTTTAGGGGCTTGCCTCTGAGCAATAACTTGGGCAGCTTTCTCTTCAAGAGTTAATGGTACTTGTCCTAATGCACGCTGGACTGGTGCTTCTCCGCCAATAGGTTGTCCAATAGTATTCCCAACAGGAACCATTCCTCGTCGTTCAGTTGGTCCAGCTCCGGTGGTGGTGGCAGGTCCGTTGCTAGGCACTCGAACGCTTGATTCACTTGGTCCGCCGTTAGGTGTAGTAATCTCTCTAACATCTTGATTCTCCAAGGGTTGGGATTCTTGTCCAAGTTCTGCATCTAATTCCGCCTGTAAAGCTGCCTGTTCTTCAGGTGTTGGGGCTTCCTCTGCGGCTTTTTCTTCCGCAGTGGGTCTTAGTTTCTTCATGCGCTTTTTAGGCGCAGGTGCAACAGCTTCTTCTACTGCTGGGGCTTCTGTAACAACTTCCGCCTTTGCCTTTTTAGTACGCTTTTTAGGCTCAGGTATAACTTCAGGCTGCGCTACTGGTTCAGGGTTGAACTCAGGCTTGCTTAAAAAATCTGTAACTGCGTTAATTATACGAGGACTACGGTCTCCTTCTAAATAGGATTCCAAATGCCCTTTAACTTCAGCAGCTTGTGCTGGGTCATTTAAATCTTTACCTACAATAAGTTTACGGATAGCCGCAGTAGGGCCAATATTTAAACCACTAACTTGTTCTGCTGTAATTGGTGCAGGGGCAGGGCCTATTGGTTGTGGTGCAAACTTTTCTTGTAGTGCTTCAATGCTAGCCTCTGGTGCATTAGCATTCATAAACTTGTTGGCTTCGGTTGGGAAAGCCATAGTACCGTCAGGGTACACATACATAACTTGCTGAGTACCTACACCCTTATCATATGGAAGTGCTAGTGTTACAGGTTGTGGCTCTCCTGTTTCTACTGCCTTGCCATGCGCTTCATGAACTGCAGGGTCTCTACTCTCATTAACGTGTCCAGCTATACCACCGAATAAGCCACCACCCAACGCACCAAGACCAGCTGCCGAGCCAATACCTTTAGTTAGACTTGTTTCAGGTAACGCTTCTTGCACGTTGACGTTAGATGCAAACTTACCACCGCCTTCTTCTAATGCTTCAGATGCGGCTTCTTCTGCCAAACCTTTTAGTACGCCTTTAGCTCCAGCTTTAGCGCCTTTACCAGCAAGCATACTTTCAATCGTAGTACCACCGGGAAGTTTAGTAGCAGCAAACGAAATACCAGCAGCTTCAATAGCAGCCATACGACCTTTAGCTAACGCAATACCGTTAAGCTGGTCATCATCCATATCAGGATTTTGTTTTTTAAGTTGTTCGTAAACCGTATGGTAAGTGTCTGAACCTACGTCAGCACCCTGCATAACAGCATTGGTAGCCACTGCACCCTTAACGCCAGCCTTACCAATAGCTTCTTCGGTAGCTGCACGCATAATAGCTTTAGTTCCAGTACGGGCAATCATACCGCCGCCCCAAGAACCAATTAAATTAGGTACTTGTTCTGCAAAAAACGATGTCAACAAAGCTGGGTCTTTAATCGTTTCTTTGATAGCTGTGCCAAACTCAGGCAGGATACCTTCAGCAGCTTGAATCTTTTTCTCTCTAACGGCTTCTTTGCCTTTAAGAGTTGCAGACTTACTTTCTTCTCCAAACTGTTCTAAACGTTTACCAACGCCTTGTAATCCAAGATTCTCATCTTCAGGTTTAGTAATACCAGCTAGTTCGCTAATTTGACCCGGCATTTGCAGGAGAGAACCTGCACCTTTAATTAAGCTAGCGCCAATATCAGTAGCAGCTTCACCCCAGCCACGTTTTGTTTTAGCTGCTATTTCAGGGTATTGCGGGAGAATATCTTTCTTGATAGCTGCATCAATTTGTTCACCAGACATTCCTTCGGGGAAGTCAATTAAACCTACCCCTTCAACATTTACGAACGGCATATTTACCCTTTATTTGGTTTGTAACCGCCTGATGGTGTCCAAGTGCCAACTGCTGTAGCTCCACCACCACCGCTAGTATCCTCTAATCCTAGTGATTCTAACGCCATAGCTCGTAATTGGCTAGGTGATTTACCTATTCCATCAGCACTAGCAGCGATAGTCTTCATCATAGCTACAACATTTTTATCGTTTGCAATACCTTGTTTATTTGCATTAGCTGCAAGAATGCTATTCTTTTGTGCTTCAAGTCTAGCCCAATCTTCATAATGCTGTTTTGTAATACCTGTTTTAGCAATCTCATTTTTGAGTTGCTCTTGGTGCATACCAATAGTGGCAAGGTCTTTATTAGCTTCAGCTTGCTCTTTACGATTAGCAGCAATATCAGCGGCAGCACCTTTAACAGCTTGCGTAGCGCCTTGACCAATATTAACAGCAGCAAATGGAGAAGTACCGCCCATAATGCCAAGACCTGCTTCAAGTAAACGCATCCATTTAGATTGGTCTTTGTCTGCAGCAGCTTGCGCTTTTTGCTCGTCGTACATCTTTTGGTATCTACCAAACATATCTGTTGGAGCTTCGGCTTGAGTAATACCCAACTGACTAGCGGCATCGCTAGCTTTTGTAGAACCTTTAGTTGCTTTAGCTCCAGTAGGTGCGCCAGCGCCAGTAGAAGCACCGGGTTCTGCAGCGCCAATATCAGCCCTAGTAACATTTGGGTGCGCATCTGCAAACTGATAAATATTAGGCGCTTTACCACCATAGAATCCACCAGGTTGTGCTTCTACGTCTGTTGTTTTTGTTGGGTTGAGTGCCGATAAATTTTGGCTAAAACTACCAAAAGTAGGCATACCTGGTATAGCCATATTGCGTCTAAACATTGCATTTTTACTTAAATCAACATCTTGATCTTCAGCAGCACGTAATGTTTTTAATTTATCAGTAAAACTTAAATCTGCATATGGGTCTTTAACTTCACTACCATCTGTATCACCAGCAAACGCAACAATACCGCCGCCAGCAAAGCTTTGTTGCCCCATACCTGTAGGAAGTGCGGCTACGCCTTGGGGTGCTTGTAATCCAGCTACGCCTTGAGGTGCTTGTTGTGGTGCTGTTTGTGGGGTCATGCCTTGCATACCCATTGACATCTGTGGCGCTAATGCTTTAGTTACTAAATCTTGTGCAACTGTTGTAGTAGATGTTTGACCCGGTTCTAGCTTAGTTAAATCTTGACGGCGCTGAATTTCAGCTAAAGCCATATATTGTGGAATTAAAGGATTTGTACCCTGCGCATATTGTGCAAGTTTATCCATACCAATTGATGGGCTTTGTAGTTCTCCGGCAATACGGTTTAAGTTGTCCATACTCATGATTTATCTCCCAACAACTTATGCAAGCGGATATCAGCTAAGCCGCTACCTTCTTTTTTCTCTTCAATCTTACCGCCCTTTTTCTTCATCAAACCATAAGCGGCTGCGCCAGTTAAACCAAGACCTGATAATTGAGATACGGCACTAGGAGCAGCTTGATAACTTTGAGTAGATGTAGCTTGTAATGGAAGACCACGCAATAAACCACTCATGTTTGCCAACTGCATCATTGGATACTGTTGTGCTGTAGCGTAGTTTTGAACTGCTTGGTTAATGATTTGTTGTTGTTGGGCTTGTTGTGCTGCACCCTGTTGTGTCTGTGTACCAATAATACCTTGTTGAGCTGCAAGCTGCGCACCACCAATACCAGCTAGTTGGTTAGCCATTTGTCCAGTTTGACCAAGACCTTGCATAGCTGCTTGTTGCCCTTGCAGTCCTTGAGCAGACACTTGGTTCATTTGTTGTTGTGCTTGGTTAAATGCATTTTGGTATGCATTACCTGTCAATTGGTTTTGAGCAAGCATACGGTTTTGTTCATTTAAACCTTGCATCAATGCATTACGTGAACCACCAAAAGCGCCTTGTTGTGTTGCAGCGCCTTGTTGCTGTGCGCCCTGCATACCATATTGTTGGTTTAAAAGTTGTTGCGCTGGAGCCAATGCGTTCTGAATAAACGGATTCATATACGCACCAACCGCTGATGGGTTAGTAGATGCTTGTGCTAGGTTTTGACCTGTTTGAGCTTCTTGCCCAGCTAGACCCATAGATGCACCAGCAGTTAATCCAGTAAGTCCAGTAGCAGCACCGTATTGTCCGGGCACTTGTAAGTTAGCTGCAGATGATTGTGCCTGTTGTTGTAATGGAGAAAAGCTAGCTACGTAATCTGCTGGGTTAGTACTATATGGCTGATACGCATTTATTCCAGTCATGTCTGGGTTAAAGACTTGTGACTGAGCAGCTTGCAACATATTCATTACATATGGCTGTGCGTAGTCTGGAATGTTAGTATTGGTTACGGTTGTAGAAGTAGGACTTGAAGGGGCAGGTGAACCACCGCCACCGCCACCACCAAAAGGGGTACGCTTTAAATCCCAAGTCCAACCGGAATGTTTGCTTTTTATAAAACTCATAACTTATCCTAACATCTTTGTAAACACCTTATCGGTGAATTTATACTTTAAATATTCAAACAATTTAGTATTATCTAAATGCACTTTAGTGTGCATAACAATACGGTTTACTCCTCGCTCCTTCAATACTTTTTCTGCGTACTGAAACAACCTAATTCCTACTCTACCTTTACGATGCTCTTTAGTTACAAAATAAATATCTTCAAAAGCAGTCATACAATCTTTGTAATGCAAATGCGGATGTATGATAAAAATAATATAGCCAATTAACTTTCCATCTGCCCTACAAGTAATACATCTAAGCATTCCCATCTTTGCCATATTTTTGTAGGCTTCATAATCTGGATTTGCTTTATAGTCTTTTGTTACACATAACTCTTCATAATGCTCTGGAAATAACGCTTCTAACTCATCTAAAAAAGCAAAGCCGTCTACATCCTCATACACTATTTGGTTCATGCTGGTAGATCTTTCTCCGCTTTAGAATCAACTGCAAATTTGCCTTTACCCATAGATTTCTTGCGCTTAGCTTGTACCCGTTGCATCATGGCATAAAGTCGCTTAGCACCAGCATCTGTGGAACCATTACCTAGCTCTGAAACAATACGTGCGGGAATTACAAACTCTCCATCAGCAAGTCGAGCAGGTTGGTGTTTGCCAATTTGTGCAGGGATAGAATCACTTACGCCATCGCCCGGACCTTTTAGTAAACGACCACCATCAGAGTATGAACCTAAATCAGAAATTCCGCCACCACCAGCAAAGTCTTGACCTTGTTTATATCCTAGTTTTTGAAGTGCTAGCATAGCATTCCAGTCACCGCTTTGCGCTTTATCCATAACTTCTGAAATACCACCAGATTGAGCATCGGAAGTATATTGGTCAACTGCAGCCATATCTTTATTGCCTACAGGCTTTTTACTACCATCAGCAAACGCAAGGATACCTCCGCCAGCAAAACCTTGACCTAAAGCAAATTCAATCTGTTGAGCCTGTTGAGCTGCTTGTTGTTGGTTATAAGCTGGGGAACCAATCATTTGTGTTGGGTCAATTGCATACCCATTGATTCCTGGGTTTTGCGTAGTTCCCATAGGCGCTCTAGTAGGAGTTGGAATTCCGCTATAAGCAGGGGCACTAGATGCGTTATATGGGGTTTGTGCGTAATTTGTATATGATGGGTGATAAATATAATCACTAGAACTTCCACCACTAGCTAACCCAGCAAGACCACCTTCAGCCATATTTGCTGTTAATTCACCAGTTAAAGGGTTTGTTTTTGGTTCATAGCTAGCCATAGTCTGTTGTGCAGAAGTTGGCATCTGTGTTGGGGTAGCGTAGTATGAACGCTGGATTTGACTTTGTGGGTACATATCACCACCCATAAAATCTGTATTAACTGGACCACCTTGCATTAAACCACCTTCTGCAGCGGCTACCGCTGGCGTGTATGATGTACCGCCTGTTGCTCTAGGATCATAAGGGGCTTGGGCATAGTTTGGATATTGTGCTTGGTAATGTGGGTTTGGTGGTACAGGCTGTATACCTTGATAGTTGGGTGATAGTCTTTGTAATGGTTGATTTACCGTACTTACAGTGCTAGTTGGAGCATTAACAGTAGGTTGTTTAAATAATGCACCAGACACCAAAGGCATAGCCGCACCAGCAGCAGCTAAAGGATGAGCTGCAATACCAGAACCAATATCAGAAAGACTGGTAATACCTTGTTTAAAACCTTCTGTAGCAGTTGGGTTAGTAGCGATTGTTCCTGAAGCTCTAGCTATTTCTGCTGGATTTGCCCCATTTTGTAAAGCTGTTTGTAAAGTTTCTTTTTGCGCTGCATCTAAACCAGCAGTATTTGCAACTTGAGTACTTGCATTACCAGCACCATAGGTAGTAGCTTGATTCCACATTTCTGGATCAGCAACAGCTTTAGCTTGAGATTCCGCAAATTCTTTTGCTGCTGCATCCCCGCCTTGTTGGGCTAAATCCGCCGCACCCGCTGAGGCAATACCTTCACCTAACCCATATCCTGACCATGCACCCAAACCAGCCATTAACCCCTGTGTAAGACTTCCAGTCATAGCGTAATCAGCTAGACCAATACCACCAGCTACCAAAGGTAGCATTTCAGGACCAAGGAACGCAGAAGCAGCAATACCTGCTACCATAGGCAATACAGAACTTAAAAAGCCAGCTTCATACAGTCCAGTCTCTGGATTACGGGTTAATGAACCACCATTGGCTTTAGCAAGGGCTTGTAGACCACCAACTTCTTTGGGGGTCATGTGTACTAAAACGGTGTCTTCGCCACGTCCTTGAGACTGTACGTGTTTTGCTATGTCATGTAGGCTCATACTTGCCCTTTACTATAGAATTTGATTGATTTTATCATTTAAACTGCGGTTCCGGAAGCATTTACCCACTTAGTTCCTGACCACCAAATAGGATAGCCTAGGGTAGTATCAAAAAACTGTTGCCCCGTTAAAAGCTTTGATATCGGTCTTTGGGTAGTAGTGCCAGCATCAGGGGTAGCTAATGCCTGAGAAAAGTTATTTAAAAGGGTGAAATACAAACGCAAGGCGTTATTTAACTGGTCTTGGTATTGCTGGCTATAGTCTGCTGGGGCAATTAATAAGTTAGGCGGTGCAGGGATTAACGGCGCACCATTATAGTTTTGATAGGTTGGAATAGTCATTATCTACGCCCATCAGGTCTAATATCAATACGGGGGCTACCTAGCTGCCAAGCCACACCAATTCCAGTTGACTCAATTCTAAATGCCATTTGGCGACCACGCAAGCGTGTGTAAACCTGACCATCAAACTGCTGGATGGTATATGCTGGAACGCTGGTGTAGTTTTGAGCTGATTGAACTTGAGGGTTATCAGCAGTGCCGTAGGGGGTTCCAGAGTTTTCCCTAGGCTTAACCGTCATTGTAACGCTGGGCTGATTAGTAGTAGACCCGTTAAAGTTAACGTCAGGAAGTATTCGCCAGACGAAACCAAAATTGTGACCATCGCCAATATCAAAATCAGAGCTTTGTACATATGCATCAATCGGTAAAGTTGTAGAAGTCGACAAATCGTCGCACCCAACTTCATGGTACAAAAGTCTTCCATTGTAATCTGCAGCGATAGGGTACGGTTGAGTGCCTGTTTGCAACCAAGCGGTGCGTCCCATAGTTCCGTAGTACCAAACCCTATCTAAATAGTTGTAAATAACGTATTTATCTATACTTGTCCCTGCACTAGATTGGCTCACGTAGAACCACCAAACTTCGTTATAAGCCTCATTAGCCCCTGCAAATACTTGGTAGGATTGATCTTCGTTAATATCGTCAAAAATATACTGGCGTAATGAGCAAGGTAAAACTTCAACTCGACCAGAATACATATAGAAACGGTCACGTCCCATCCAGTAAGTTACGTTGTTAATCGTAATCATGGAATTTGGAGACATAACAGATATGTTGTCCATCAACACTTGGAAACCCCAAACATAAGGAGCGCCTAAGTATTGCATAGAGTATAGGCAAGAATCAGTCCAAACTAGAATCTCTTGGCGGGTCGCACGTGCGCCCATAATGTATGAACCGTTTGTTAGTAAATACTCACCTGATTGGTTAGTTAGTTGTGGTATCCATTGATACGCATTTCCTTGGTCAGACCAACGTACAAGCAGTGGGTTAAATGCAGCATTAGCATTATGTGGGTCGTATGAATTAGCGCCAAAAGCAATTACAAACTCTTGAATAGCCGAAGTAATAACTTGGAATGTTTGGGTTGGCACAAAAGAGCCAGCATACGAAAAGCTATATGTTCCAGTACTTGAGCCTGTTGTAGTTGTAGTAATAGGCACAGTGGTTGCGCCAGTAATGTAAGCAGAACCTACAAAAGTATTAGCAGGTAAATTAGTACCTGTAATCTCCATATAAGGATAAATACTTGTTGCTGTTGCAGACGATACTGTAATAGAAGTAGCACTACCACTAAAACTAACTGTAGTATCGGTAAAGGCAACGTTAGAATTAGCTACGTTGCTTAAATATTTTGCTCGTGTAGTAACGCCTGTAGAATCTGCCCAGTAAAAAATAGGACCGCCACGAGGAGCAATAACAAGGTCTTCTCCATAGTTATCATTAGACCAAAGACGAAGCTGAGTATTAATACCGGAAGAATAAGCAGTACCCCAACCACGAGTACCAGACTGTTCTAAAACTAATACAGAACCGCCACCGCCAGTAGTAGTTGCCGTAGCTTGTAGTGAACTTGGTAGTGTAATAGTATAAGTATTAGTACCCGTATTAGTTATTGTATAGGTAGCGTTTAGTACAGCAGATGGAATACCAGCAAACGAAGTAGCGCCAGAGAAGGCAACATAAGTGCCAGTAGATAACCCATGACTTGCTTGTGTAACAGTTACAACACTGCTTCCACTAGTTGTAGAAAAAGGATTAAGACCCAAACTAACAACAACGGGAAGGATAGGACCGCCCCAAGGACCAGCACCCCAACCAGTACCAATAGAATAAGTATTTGCACCTGATGGATATTCGTATTGCGCAGTTACAGTACCACCGCCAGTAGCAGTAGAGCTAGCAACACCAGTAGCCGTAATAGTATAGGTAGTTCCTGATGTTACAGACTGAACTTTATAATCGCCAACAATAGTTAGACCACCCACTGCAGTTGCGCCAGAAAACACAACATAATCCCCAGCTTGTGGGTTGTAAGAAGAATCAGTTACCGTAACGGTAGAAGAGCCAACTGTTGTTGCAAAAGGATTAGATAGGGTATCCGTTTGGATAATTGGTGTTACATCGTTGTAAATACCGTTTGAATAGATATAGTATTTAGAACTTGTGCCTACACCAACATAAGTAGAACCAACGCCAGCATCACCGTTTAACCAAACCCATAATGAGCGTGCAACACCATCAAACTGCCTTGGGGAAAACTGCTGCCAGCCGCCAATCTTTTCAGGAAAGCCAGAACGAAAACGAATTTTATCGCCGTCATACCAACCACCCTCGTTTGAGTAGTCAGTACCTTCTCGGTTTAATCCAGGTCGAAATTGCAGTTTTTGTAATGGCATAATGTTCTACTTAAATTTTGGTCCGTGCATCCAAGTTACAGCAGAGTACCTTGACCCTTTTGTAACCGGCGTAACTCTATGTTCTACAAAAGAATTAAAGACAATAATAGATCCTTGCTCTAATATTGGTTGGTCTGGCAAATCCTTAAACTCAAAATTACCACCTTCAAAGTCTTTAGGGTCATTTAGTAATAAGCTAAAAGATAACTTTCTTGGGTTTTCCCCTACATTTTCAAAAGAAATATCTCTATGCCAATCATAAAAACCACCATCTCGATACTTTCCTACTTGAATTTTATCGGTCCAAGTAAGGTCAAAATTCCATCCGGCTAATTCATTTGCTGCTCTAATATATCTATCAGCTATACAACCCACAACAGATAAGCCAGATTCCCAAACTATATCTGTTTTTCTTTTTTTGCTATCTATTTGATTAAATCCATTTGCAAGAACAGTTGCTTCTTGTTTTGTTTCCCAATCAATAGATTCAATTATTAGGTCGCATTGTTTTTTTGAAATTGCTTTGTCCCATTTCCAATAAATATGACTCATGCTATGGTTTACCCTAATATTTCTTCGGTTTTAGATATTTTGGCTTTACGGTCATCTAAACCAATTAGACCACCATTAATACGTTTAGTCATTGTATCGTAATCTTTAGCATCAGCCAAGGCGTTCAGTCCTTTTTTGTTCCAGAACCACCCAGCAGACAAACAAGCATACATAGGCTCAGCCAAAAGATCAGGTTGCCCAATAAGGTCAATGCCAATTCCTTTTCCACAGTTGTCATAGTTTTCCTTGCCAGTTAGCTGGATTAAACCTCGACCAAAATACTTAGCTGCTTCTTCTTCGCTGGTATTTCCCATACGTCCGTTATAAACTTTGCCGGCAATTTTTGCCGGTTGCCTTGCGTATTGATTTGCAATTTCTAGGGTTGGAAAACGACTGGGCCAAGTTTTCATTAACCCTTCTGCACTGTAGTTTAGGTTTTCTTGTAGGACTTTAAAGTTGTTTGATTCGTGTTGGCACTGTCCTATAAACGCTGCTTGACGCAAAGTGGTGTTGATGTCATATTTGGCAAAGGTTTGGTTTAATGGGTCAAGCCATTTTGAGTCTATGCCAAGTTGTTGTAGCTGTTCGTTGTTCATTTAATTGGGGTGGAGTTATGAATCATTTGGTCTTTAGCTTGAGAACCTGCAGATGAACCAAAATAGAAAGCAATAATCCCAGTCCATGCAGTGCCAAGGCTACCTAACATAATCATCAAAGCGTTGTTATTAGCATCAACTTTACCCATCATAAGTGCAACCAAGATACCAAAGAATCCAATAGTTACTGTAAAAGATAATACTGGGGGTACGATGGACTTGGTTTCTGTCTGCATATCACGAGCAGACTTGCGGTCTTCAACGGCTAACTGTTCAAAGTTTAAACCTAGTTCTTGAGCTGACTTTTGCAGTTCGATTTCGGCTTGTTTAATAGATGCAATTTGGTCTGCATCTAATTTGCCATCGTTGATTGTATCTTGTACTTTATCTTCGTCAATACCAAGCGCTTTAGAAACTGCAGTAACCGCCAAGCCGGCAAGAGGACCCCCTAAGCAGGTGGCAATAGTTGGCGCTATTTGTTTTAACCATTCCATCAAATCACTCCTAATACAAATTTAAGCCATAACGTTACAATTAGGGCAGCTATAAAACAATAGAACTGAACCCGCCTTACTTCTTTTAAATCATGCTGAAATTCTTCGTTGTCTTTTCTTTGAAGGTTTTCAATATCCAGCTTGATTTTTAATACTGCTTCCCATTCTTTTGCACCGTACTTCTTTACAAAATCAATCTTCAATCTTGCCTCCTCATCGGAGATTTGTTTCTTACGCTTCCATTCCTCAAGCGCTTTAATCAGCGCCATTTCTTTTCTTGCTTCTGCTTCTCGTCTTGCACGGATACGTTCTTGTGCCTGACGTTGTGCTACTTCTAGACCGTCTTTTTGTATGTTTTCGATTTGCTTAGAAACAGATTTGGCAGCCTCTCGACTGCCATCTAAACTCGCACTAAGACTCTTTACCCCTTCGGATAAACCTAACGGATCGGGCATGGTGCACTTTTATTTAACCTCTTTCCAACTTAATGTAGCTTCATCCCAATAATAATCAATACCTTCAGGTTTTGGAGTTGGAGATTCCCATAACCAAGTTGTTTGATTTAATATCCATGATGGATATGGTTTAGGTGCATAAAATACATCGTGTTGGGAATCATAAGTGTAGCCAATACCAGCAAAATTACCACGCAAAGGTTTATTTTCAGGGTGTTGCCCACCATGAGTGTTATATGAAGTTTGAACCCATTGGTCGCTTAAAGTGTTAATGTAGTCTTGTTCGGCAACGATTACTTCTGTAACAATACCGTTTTCTATTTTTGCAAAATGACTCATGCTGTGTAGCTCCCAGAAGATGTCCATTTAATAACTGTGTAATCCCCGTTAGTGCTTACTGTAGGAGAACCTGTAGTCGTTCCTGAATAACGAGCAGTTGGTACTGACAAAATAACGATTCCAGAACCGCCAGCACCACTATTTTGTGAACCACCAGCAGAACCGCCACCACCGCCACCAGTATTTGTTGAACCGGCAGTTGGATTTGTAGAAGAATACCCTGTACCGTTTCCGCCACCGCCAATACCGCCATATGTTGCTCTTTGACCAGCATTGGTATAATCGGCGCCGCCTCCACCTCCGCCACCGTAGTAGGTTGGGTACCCAGTAATAAAGGTAATAATTCCACTGCCGCCTTTTCCAGCGGATTGAGAATAACCAATACCTCCTGCTTCACCAGCACCGCCGCCGCCGCCAGTACATTCTGGAGTTGCTGTACCGTTCCCACCAGCATTTCCTTGACCAGATGTTCCAGCACCAGCGTTTGCAGCGCTGCCAGCATATGCACAACCTCCGCCACCTGAACCGCCAGCAACTCCAGCAATAAGGTTTCCGCCACCACCACCACCGCCGCCAGTGGCTGTAAAACTACCGAATACAGAATTACTTCCATTTCCGCCAACACCATTTGTTGCTGTTGTGCCACCACCGCCAATAGTTACAGTGTAAGAAGTGCCAGCAGTTAATGTTGTAGTACCCGCTAAAACACCCCCTGCACCGCCACCGCCGCCACGACCTAACCCTCCACCACCTCCACCTCCACCAGCAACAACTAAATACTGAGCGCTATAAGTGGTTGTAGTTCCAATCGCACCGGGTGCGCTAATGTTTTGAACACCAGCACCACTAGGAAACGTTACGCCATTTGTTCCATCAATAATCATTGACATTATGTATTCTCCGCTGGTAGGGGTGTGTTGCC